TCCCATAGCCCCTAGTCCAATACTTCTTTCTCTCATAGCACTAAATTTTGCTTTTTCCATTGAGTCTGGAGCATTATCTATAAAGTAAGTAAGCACATTATCGAGCATACGAATTAAGTCAGGAATAAAAGCAGGAGCCTTTTTCCACTTATCATAATACTCTAAGTTTACACTTGATAAACAGCAAACTGCTGTTCTCTCGTCATTAGTTGCAAGTGTGATTTCAGAACATAAATTACTATGATTGACATATAAACCTAAATCTTTCTGAAATTGTGGCAACTCAGCATTTACTGCGTCTTCAAACATGAGATAAGGTTCTCCTGTCTCCATTCGATTCTGCAATAATTTTACCCAAAGCGCTCTAGCACTTACGGTCTTTTTGACTTCTTTGCTGTGTGGGTCAATAAGTTGCCAACTATCATCAAAGTCATCTTCTTTAGTAGCACGGTGTATAATTTCCATAAATTTATCACTTATGACAATTCCGTGATGTAAGTTTGTACACTTACGGTTAACATCTCCGCCTGTAGGTTTACGAATATCTAAAAATTCTTCTATCTCAGGATGAGTAATATGCATATAACCTGCATAGCTACCTCGTCTTGTAACTCCTTGTGAGAAAGCAAGCATTTCTGCATCTACCACTTTCATAAATGGAATTACACCTGTAGATTCTGATCCTTTAGATGTTTTGGTTCCTTGTGAGCGAACTGTACTCCAACTTCCTCCTATTCCTCCTCCAAAGGAAGAAAGGTAGGCATTTTCTGTGTAGTGGTCTGTGATTCCTTCTCTACTATCTTCTACATAATTGAGAAAACATGAGATAGGCAGACCCCGCTTAGTCCCTCCATTGGAGAGAACAGGAGTAGAAAACATAAACCATAGATTACTTGCATAATCATATAATCTTTGTGCATGTGCTTCGTCATCAGCAAAAGCTTCTGCAGCACGTGCAAAGGCTTCCTGAGGACTCTTTTCATCCCCTACTAGGTATCTATCCTCTAGTGTTTTGTGACTAAACTCTGTTAAAAGTTTGTCTTTGCTATAATCAATTTCTATCATTGTAAAATTCCTTCTAAAGTTCTTATTATAACTTTACCATTGTCTGTTCCTATAGCATCCTCAGAATAAGTATTTAAGTCCATCAGTTCTACGTTCATCAGAAGTTGTTCTGCGTTTTCGTTAAGTGACTGAATATACTTATACTTTCCTTCTAGTGGACATGCATCATAGATATCAAAGACTGTTCCGTATTGTTCCATTAATTGTACTGCGCGTTTTGGGCCAACTCCAGGTACTCCTGGTACATTGTCCCCCTTATCGCCAGTTAGACATTTGAAAGTGATATAATCTTCAATTTCAAAGTCATAGTGTTCATCCCAATTGTGTACTGTTGTTTCTTTTCTAGTAACTGTACTAAATCTAGACACTTTGTCAGTTATTAATAAGTCCCAGTCTTTATCCGAAGATATTAACCAACACTCATCAAACTCTATGTTGTGTGTTATAAAAGCTGCAATGTCGTCAGCCTCTACTCCTTTAAAATGAAAGACAGGATGCTTTTCTTTGAGTAAAGTCAAAGAGTTAGCAAATTCTGCCATAAACATTTCAAATTCTTTTGCTTCTGCAGCTGTTTGTTCTGCATATCGTTCTTTTCTGTTGGCTTTGTACTCAGGATAAATTTCTTTTCTCCATGTACTGCCGCCATCGGCACAAATAATAATTGTACCAGCATTGTAAGATTTTGCTAGACTTTCAATGGTTCTTACGTAGTCATACTTGAAGTCAGTGACTCCTTGGTGTTTCCACCTAAACGCTACGTTCAATCCATCAACTATCAGCAAGTTCCCAATCGGAGCCGGGGCTCCAAGGTTTGCAAGTGTAGTCGCCATTTGTAAACTTTATCTCCTCATTTTCTAGCCAGTGTTCTGCTAATAAAACATAGGCACCTAGCCAGGCAATATGCATATATTTTAATGTATTTTGTGGTTTCCTTACTGTTACTGCGAAAAACTTACCATAATTTTCTCTAAAAATAAGTAGCGGTTCTTGTTCCATTTGCTGTGACTGTTTACACAACTTACTCCACCACTTATATAGATTATTAGTTTTTGAAGTATATATTTTAGAATTAAAGCCACTATCTTTGTAAAACTTTACTTCAACACAAAATAAATTATGTTTATCAGGCACTCTTAAGTCACCTTTAATTTTACCACTACCTGAGCCGGGCGTCTGTGCCCACTTTTCTTCGGTTAGTCTACCTAACATAGACATAACTTGTTGCTCGCCTCTATTGCCTTTTTGTCTTGAGTTAACCATCTAGTCTACTCATTTCGTTTTCTTTAATTACTTCAATCTTTCCTAGTAATGGATGAGTCCATCCATGTGATACTATGTATGTATTCAAATTTTCCTCTCTTAATAAAATTTCAACGAGTCTCTCTTTTCCTAATTCATCTAGGACATTAGTTACTTCGTCTAAAAATAAAATGTTAATCTGAGACTTGGAGATACTACTCATTAATTTACGAATAGCCAGTAAGGTTGCTGTATTCACTCTGGCAAGTTCCCCTGCACTAAGAGATAATATATCTACAGACTTTCCATTGTCTTCTATGTTTACATTTAATTTATCGTTTAATACTACGAACTCTAAGCTAAATCTGCCATCAGATAGTTCAGCTAAGTATTCGTTTGTTAATTCTTCTAAATCTTTTACAAGATTCTCTATTTTATAAGCAAGTAGTCCATTTGTACTGAAAGCTTTCTTTAGTATTTCTACGCTACTTAACTTATCTTCAATTTTTTGCAAGTTATCTATTAACTCTACTAATTGACTTTGAAACTGATTTTCTTGTTCTACTATAATACCAATTCTGGTGTTAAATCTTTCTACGTCATTGTTTCTGTTAATAGCTTTTTGCAGTTCTTCTTTTTGTGAGTTTACCTTATCTTTTAAGTCTTTAATAGACTGCTGTAAAAAGTCTGAATCAGGAATGGTTTTTGGTAAACTTTGGTCAATACTTCTGTATAAATTTTCCCATTCATCTGACTCTCCTTCTGCATGATGATGCTTATTATTATTAATTTCTGCCTCATCTAATTTTACTTGTATTTTTTGCACTTCAGTCGAGCAGAACTCAGCCCTGTCTTTGTGCTCATTATAACTATTGTTTACAAAGTCAATATCTATACTTTGGTTACAAGTAGGACATTCCATATTATCACTGTTGCGCAGAGATTCATACTTGTCTCTCATGCGCACTTCATGTTTGAGTTCGGAACTCCAAGCACCAATACTTTCGATCATATCTCCTGTGTCAGTTTTAACGACTGTTGCTAATATGTTTCGAATTTTATTAATATCAATGGATTCCAGCTGCTCAATGTAAAAATTGTTTTGGTTAATTTTTTTAATTTTTTCCGAGATATTTTCAAATTCTATTTGTAAAGAACGTAAATTCTTTTCATCTTTTTCCGAAAAAAATGGTAAATCCACTTTCGATAGTAGACTAGTATTCTCCAATTTATTGTCTGTTAACCATTTTTCAATTGTTGCAATTCTTCCTTGCACTCGTGAAACATCAACTCCAATACCTCTAGATATTTCTCTAAAGACTTCGAAGTATGCAACGTATTTATTTAACTGTAACAAATCAATCAAAAACTTTTTACGGTTTGTGTCTGTAGCAGTTAAGAACTGTAAACTTGCATTAGTGTTTTGGTATACAATTTGAGAAAATGTTTTGAAATCAATTCCAATTATTTCTTCTACTGTTTTATAAGTATTTGTCGCTGTATGGCTAGAAATATCCTCTCCATTTTTTAGCAACTTTACTTTTATATTAGCTCTACGAACTACATCAAGATTATACTGATCTTCTCCTACTCTAAATGCAAGAGTGATGTCGTACCCATTGTCGACAATTCTATTAGATATGTCGGCTTTTCTTATTCCTTTGGAATTTTTGTTAAAGAGAACTTCCTCTAAAATTAGAGGTATAGAAGACTTACCAGCACCATTCGTGCCGACAAGTTGTGTAAGGGTGTTATCTTGTAAATCTATTACATTGTTTGAGCCGTAACTAAAACAATTACTCCACGTTAGCTTCTCTAGCGTTATCACTGAATACTCCTATAATTTTTTTAACTTTATTCTCATCTAATTCAAGAATGTAGGAAAGATACTCTCCTAACTCTTCTTCAATTGTCATATCTTTTCCCAGTATAAGAGTGGCTTCTGTTTTTCGTTTAATAACTTTCTTATCGAGTAGGTCAGAATTTTTGACCCCGCTCAAGTCTGAAACATCGCCCTCTACTTCATATATCGTATGGTGCCACTCTGTCTGTACCATTTCATCAGCACTTGTGACTGTCTTACGAATAAGCTGAGGAAGATTAAACTCATGCCATTTCCACTCCCAACAATACCAATCGGCTCTATTGCCTGCTTCAGTATCAATTATAAGATATCCAGTTTTTACCACATTTCTATGAAAAGAAGTTGTCATAGGACTGCCAGGGTATACAATATTTCGTTGAGTATTCTCGTGAGCATGTAAATCTCCTGCAAAAACTATGTCAAATCTATCGAATCTTTCTAAGTCTACTTCTGGTGTTACATGGGGAGGTATCTCGCCACGAACATGAGTAAACAAGTATCTTATATCTTCTGGTATAGATTCTATACTATTCTTTTTATGCAAGTCTGCATAGGGAAGAATTGCCCATTCACCTTTTATATAAGTTTCATCAATAACTTCTACTAAAGGGTTTAATTGATTGGTTACTTTTTTTAAGTTTGTAAAAAATGTTTTATTCTTTCTAGTAGCTTCATGATTTCCATCAAAGATAATAGTAGGAATAGAACAATTTTTTACAAAATCAAAATAAAGGGTGAGCTCATCCATGGAAGGAGTTCTGTCAAACAGATCTCCCCCAACAATATGAAGCTCAACCTCACCTTTTTCTTCTATCTCACTTAGTTGTTGATAGAATAATTCATAGCGAGAACATGCCCACGCTGCGGGCACATTCTTCTGTCCTAGCTTTATATGCCAGTCTGCTGTGAATAATATTTTCATTTATCTTCCTTTTGTTCCTCTCTCCATTTTGCTACCCAAGGTGCGTTCACTCTTTCTGCATCTAAAAAGATTGCATTAGTAAATGCTAAAGGTAATAAAACAGCTATATGAACTACAATACTTGTTATAGTCGAGTACCCTAGCCACCCCATATAGTAAGAAGCAACAAATCCAAAGTATACTGACCACATAGTAAACAAAACTAACATAAAGTAAGTTTGTAAACTTGGGTCTGGTATATATTTCAATGGGTTATATTTGGCGTCCATTACTAAACGCCAACTATCTACAATAAATAATACTAATTTTTTATAACGGTTCATGCTACGAAGTCGTCCCCAGGTGTCCAATCACACCCAGTTAGTCCACCAGCTTTTAACGCTTGTAGAGTTCGTAATGTTTCGTCTGCATTTCTGCCCGTATCAAGAGCATTGACGGAGACGTGTTGAATAGTTCTATCTGCATCAAAGATGTAGGTAGCTCTAAAGAACACGCCTTCTGCCTCGTCAACTATCCCTAAGTCATATCCTAGTTCAAGACCACAGTCTGCCGCTAAAGTATGTTGAATATTACCAATGAGTGCGTTGTCTTGTTTCCAAGCTAACTTACAAAATTCATTGTCACCACTGATACCTACAACATTAGCTTCAGCAACTAACTTGTCCATTGCCGATATTTCTGTAGGGCAAATAAATGTGAAATCCTTAGGATAAAAGTAAACCACACTCCAGTCGTGCTTAAGTGGTTGATAGCTATGATCAACAGACACAACATCAATGTTATTATCCTTATCTACTCCCTGCAAACTGAAGGCAGGGAACTTCTCTCCTACACCAATCATGATACTTGAAACTCCTCGTCTATAGATTCATCTGTGTTTGAGTTTGATGAACCAGCTCTAATCCTATCTAACAACTCTTTTTGAGCGTCAGGTGTAGGTCTTGATAAGACTTCATCCATTGACTTAAGTTCAGAAATGAGTTCCATTTCTTTTTCGTCAAGAGGTCTTTGTTTACACTTCAATGCTTGTAATTGATACTCAACATTGTAAGCCATTGGTCCAGTTTTAACTCTTTTGAAGTGGACGTCCCAACCAGTCTTAGGATCTGCAGGGTCACCTAAGTCTTCTGCTGCTACTAAGATCTGCTCTAATAGTTTTTTCTTTAGATTTAGAACTTTTACTTTTCCACCATGAACGCATTGAATTGCATATGACCAGCCACACTTAAGCTCTGGGTAGTATTCTCTTACCCAGTCTTTTTCTATGTTGGTAAATGCTTCTTTCTCTCTATCGAATGATAGACACTCGAAAGGTATGTTCTTATCGTTCTCGCCTTTAATCCAGTAGACATATCTTGCACAGACATCTCCTACCATCCTAACTACGTTGTCGCCTTCTACATATGTATAAGACTCTATTTTTCCTTTTTGGGCTTCGCCCTTTAATTTATTAAATGTTAATGCCATTTTAGCTCCTTAAGATTCTTGATTTCTTCAAACTTGAAATGAACCCTTTCATTTTCTATTCGAAGTAACCTATTTTGGTTTATTATGTCCTCATTACCAGTATAGTGCATGAGGTCTAGTGTGGTATTTTTCCTGCTTTGATACTCAAAGTAATTGCGCAAGGAAGCAATACCAGCGTATTGCGCAATTTCTAAATCAGAGTACCTAGCTCTTTGGACAAGCAAAGCCTCTGGCTGAAGCAAAAAACTATCTCCATGAAAGCTTTTCTGCCAGAAGCGAAATCGTCTGTCCTTCCTATTTACTGGAAGCTTTTTGTATGTTAAGATATCAAGGATAGTCAGTATATTACCAACTTTGCCGTTGCTCTCTTTTAATATCTTTTTCCAATTATAGAATATCATTATATCAAAAATTTAACCTTGTGTCAAGAAGTATTTTTCCATGCTATATGGTCTTAACTTCATAACCTTGTTTCATGTAGTACCCCATCCTCGCATTTGCTTGTCGTGTAGCTGTTTTACCGACTAAGTGGATATCAACGACTACAGGTTGAGGTTTATTTTCGTTTTTTCTTATTACCCTACCAATTAATTGTGTTAGTAGTGGTTCGTTATTGATTGGAGTTGCTAATATAATACAACTTAAACAATCAAGGGAAATACCTTCAGAGAAGATACTTTGTGTTCCAAAAAGAATGTCAACTCCCTCTCCAAAAATTTGTTTAATTATAGCAGGTCTTTCTTCATGAGGGACATCTCCAGTAACACAAATAGAATTATCTCCTACAAGTCTGCTAACTTGTTTTAAGAAATCTACTCT